CATCTCGTGTAAGATTCATACCATTATCATATTCATGATGACATTTATAACATAGTGCTGCAACTAATGCATCACTATCTTTCATACCCATGCCTTTGCCTAAATTACGATGAGCTCCGACAATAGTACCATCATTTGCACCGCAGTGCATACAAGGTAATTTTCTGCATGCTTCCATTATTTTTTTAGAGCGATACATCTTCTTCTCTAAAATCAAACCCGTACTGAGAAGCCCACCATTGAATCTGTTTTTGATACTCAGCCATTTCCTCAGTATTAAGTGTTGCTGTACTTTTAATATGAGTTACTTTTTCGTTTTTAATTTCTTTCTCTTCAGACAAAAATTTAAATTTTAATAACTCATGCATTTCTTCTGGAGTGTATCCAAAATAATCTCCCAATGCTGTATAAAGTTTCCATAATCTTTTATTTTGCTCAATACTTCTATTGTGTTTATATTCATTCACTTCTACTCTCCATAGTTTTGTGAAATCTAAATTTTTTATTTTGTTTATAAAATTATCTATATTACTCTTTGTCAATGTGAACTTCATTATTCCCTTTCTGTTTATATTTAATTATTACTCCGTTATTGTTTTTAATTTTATACTCATCTATATCATAAAGTTTTAAAAACTCTTCTATCAATTCGTTAATTGATCTCATACTGGTTTCTCCTTGTAAGTTAAAGATTTTTCATCAAACCATAAACCAAATGTCCCTTCAAAAGTATAATTACGCTGCTTTTGAATTGTTAAGTATGCAGTAGATTCTTTTTCTCTCTCTGGTGGACAGTTGCCGGAAAATTTTAAATCTTCAATTTCACGGTTTCTAAAGCACAATAAAATATTATCTGCTAAGTTTCTAATATGACTTGATCCTAAAATATTAGTAGCATCCGGTCTTTGATACTCATCAGACATTTTACGAGTATGGCAAACTAAAAACACATGAATATTTAAGTCTCTGCAATGAGCTGCTAAACGATCTATAAATATTTTTTGTGCATCATAGTTATCTTCAGAAATATCTCCCATCTTCATCAATGAGTCAATCACAAATACATCTATTCCTAAAATCTCTTTACCATATTGTAAAACTGCAAACATATCTTTTGAATCAGTTACTCCTTGCTGATCATAAATGTATAATTTATCTAGATACTTATCACAAAATTCTTTTAAAAATTTTTCCGTAGGATTAGGATCTCCTAAACTTTGTGTAATCATCCTAGATAGTGTTAATACAGGTTTCATCTCCATACTAGCAATTAAGACTTTTGTATAATTCATTAAATACAAGCATATCTGAGATAACATCATAGACTTACCATGCCCAGATACACCAGTAAATATAGATAACTCACCTTGTCTTACTGCAAAGTTATTATCTGCTTTTGCAAAAGGTAATGAATACCCGGCATTGCGTTCTTCTTTGTAATATTTTTTTAACTGCTCAAAATATCCATCTGTAGATTTAATCTTATAATCTGCTTGTGTTATTTTACCTGTTTCTGAATCTACCTGTTCTTTAGTGATTACCAGCCTATCTAATAACTGGCTTACGGTCATCTCATTCATAGCACTCTACCTTTAATTCTTGGTTGAATTAGTCCACCATCTTCCCATCTTCTTTGGTTTATTATTACCTCTGGACTAGGATTAAATCCTTCTCTCCATTCTTTAGTAATGTTCATAGATTTTAACCAACTAATAATTTTATCTGCTTCAGAATCAAGATTATTCTTTTTCCACTTATCTAAACAACCCTTTCTATTAACTCTTCTTTTAGGTAATAAAGTACTCCAAAACTCTTCAAACCGCACATATTTATATATTTGGGTTTTGGGTATTGGGTCTTGGGTATTGGGTAGTATATCGTTCGCAATGCGTTCGCATTCCGTTCGGTTCTTTTCCTTAGACCATCTGCATTTAGAACTTTGTCTAGCTTTTTCAGATTTGTCATACATTTTATTTAGTTCTTCGTCTATACGCTTATGTCTGTAACAATCTTTATCTTCATCAAAGTAAAGACTTAGTAAAAGTTCAATTTGTGATAATGTAGATTGTACTTTCATAGCTATTAATTTTATATCTTTAGGCAATGGTCTTTCTTGATCATAATACAACCATATCATTTCTAAATATATACTTCTTTCTTCATGAGTAAGATAGCTTGTGTCTTTTTTAAAGTCACCAATATGATGATTGTAATATTTCATAATACACAACCTCCTACTAATTCATAAGCTTTTGTATAACCTGACTTTATCTGAAAATCTAATTTAACAATTTGGCAATCTAATTTTTTTTCTACAAACCATTTTGCTTCTTGTAAACTTTGAAATTTTTTTAAAGCGTCTCCAAATTCATCAAGCACTAAGTACTTAAATGTCCTTTCTTGCATTAACTATCTCCTTAATTTGATATTCTCTAAGTTTAGGCACTTTATCATTATGTATCCATCTTGTCATTGCTTGACGAGTAATTCCTAATGATTGCGCCATATCACCTCTATTTTTAAAATATTGTACTGCTTCTGTAAATGTCACTTATTCTTCTCCAAAAAATAATTATCAACAGCATGATCTGCATCATACTCTTCTTGCTCTAACTCTTGTTGCCAACGCCACTGACTTTCACAGTAGCCATTATAGTCTTGAAACCAACTATCTCTGTTCATTATAAATCCTCCAAATAAGATTTTAAACCACTAGACAATTTAGGATGTCTTAATTTTCTTAATCCTTTTGCTTCTATTTGTCTAATTCTCTCTCTACCTACATCAAACTCATGTGCAACCTGTTCTAAAGTCATGTCATCAAAAAAACGCATTTTTAATACTTTTTGTTCTATTGGTGTCAATCTTTCAACAATATCTTGCACCTTTTCCTGCATTTCTGTAACCGCTAATAATTTATCTGGTTCATATTCAGAATGATAAACTATTTGTTTCATTTCTGGTGCACTTAATTCAACAGCAACATTATTCATTTGTAACGGGTTTATTAAATCTTCTGACCAAAGTTCATTTGGTGATTTATTTAATATCTCACATAATTTATAAGCTGTCTCTGTTAAATCGACTTGGTTTTCTTGTAATGGTGAATCTTTTAATCTGATTAAATCATTTACTTTATTATAATTTAAACCTTTTGATCTACACCATAAACCACCTAAGCGACCACCTGTTTCTTCAATAGCTTGTATTAGTCTATTGTTTCTTTCTTTAATGTTAACTCTAAAATCTTTTATCATAAAATTTCCTTTCTTGGAGTATTATCTTATATACATTTGTTTATGTCAACATATGTTTAAAAAAAAATAATTGTTGCAATATTATTAATATATGTATACAATGGTTTACAGAAAGGAAAAAATTATGAACAAATTTAAAGAATTACGAACATTAGATGTATCACAATACATTGAGAAGAAAGGTCAGTTTAACTATCTTTCATGGGCTCATGCAGTAGACATTCTCCTTAAAGAAGACCCAAGTGCTACTTGGATATATCATGAGCCTATGAATTTTAGTGATAGCTTAATGGTGTTTTGCTCAGTAACCGCTTTTGGCAAAACAATGACCGCACAATTACCAGTCATGAACTATAAAAATCAAGCTATTAAAAATCCTGATGCTATGCAAGTCAATACGGCTATGCAAAGATGTTTAGCAAAAGCAATAGCTCTTCATGGTATAGGCTTATATATATATCAAGGTGAAGATTTAGTAGATTTAGACCCATTAGATTTAATTAAAAATGTATATGAAACTCAAGGTATAGAAGGTGCTAGAGCTGTATACAACAAAATGGATAATGAGGCTAGAGCTGCTTGTGCTGAGTTTATAGATCAAATAAGAAAGGATAGTAATGGAACAGAGAACGGATGAGTGGTTCGGTGCTAGACTGGGTAAAGTAACCGCTAGTAAGTTAAATGATATGTTAGCAAAAACTAAAAGTGGTTACTCAACATCAAGACAAAATTATTTGATTCAATTAGTTTCAGAAAGATTAACCGGGCAAAGATCAGAATCATATATCAATTCTGCAATGCAACATGGTATAGATACTGAAGACGAAGCAAGAAATGCATATATTTTTAAATATGCAAATGTAACAGAAGAGGGATTTGTTGATCATCCTAATATCCAAATGTCTGGAGCTAGTCCTGATGGGTTAGTTGGAGATGATGGATTAATAGAGATTAAATGTCCTTTAGCAACAACACACACACAGACTTTAATGTCTGGTGAAGTGCCAACAAAATACATCAATCAAATGATGTGGCAAATGGCTTGTACAGGAAGACAGTGGGTGGATTTTGTAAGCTATTGCCCTTCTTTTCCAGAAAATTTAAAATTATTTGTGAAAAGAATAGAAAGAGATGATAAATTAATTCAAGAACTTGAAGATGAAGTTAAAAAGTTTTTAGAAGAAGTTGATCAAAATGTTAACAAACTTAAGGAGATAAAATAATGGCTGAATATGATAATAGCAATACTTTTGCTTTATTTAAAAATGACA